GTCCATCATACCGATATCTTCTTCTGAATAATGCAATAACTCTTTGGCTATATCTCGCATTGCGGCGAAAGCTGCCAAAATTGCATCAGCTGACATCCCCAGGTCGTACTTGGAGAAATCTCCAGCAACGAAACCTGTTTGATCCCCATACACCTTGATATGTTCAATCAATTCATGAAAATCAGGACCAGAGGCATTAATACCTACGGCCTGTTCACTCGTCAAAGGCAAATGTGACAAAGCAGCAGCAACTGGTAAATAATATTTACGAATTAAAATCTGCAAAGTAACAGGAGCACAAGTGAATACACGAACTTTCGTATTTTCAGAACCATCATCCTTGAATTGTTTGGTGATCTCATCTTTCAGAGACGTTTTGAAAGGTTGATACGAACGCACAGCATGCTTCATAACAGTTTCAACTTTCTTAACTTCATCCCAAATCCAAGGTAGGAAATCAATGATATCCCCATTGTCATCTAGAGTACAGAACTTCTTTTTCGATCCAGTATATGGAAAGCCCAACGCGGACTTAAAATTCATACGATCAATAAAGCGATACTCAGGAATACCTTTCAATATGTTATTATTTGAAAGGGGACCTTTAGTGAGATAATCACGTACAGACTTGTCTAATGAATAAAATTCAGAAACAAATGTTGATACATACTCACTTCTAGCAGCGTTCAGCTCTCCAATACCAAATCCAATTGGCTGGTTTGAGCGTTTTTCCAAATCAAGATGATAAGGACGCCACCATTGTCCGACACGAGGAGGACCATAGTTATTCTTATGTCCAGTAACTTTTGTCACTGTATCACTAATCATACTAGGTCTCACATTCGATTGAAACGTGGATTTACCCTTGCATTGGCCGAGATACTCATAATGATGAGTACCTCCCATCCATACCAAGGGAGAAGATTTGTCAGGTTCTACATTTAGCCGAATGGCTTCAGAATCACCAATGACAGCTGATGGAAATGGTCCACCAGTTGCAATATCAGGTAAATTCTTAAAATGTTCACGCAAAGCATCAATATCTTTTTGACAAATACTACCTCCAGCTCCAATACGTTGATTTCCTGCTAAGTGTATACCGCCGAAGGCAAAATACCCAGAATCACGAACAACCACTGCAGCACCACACAAACCGTGGTATGATGCAGTTGACATTGTATAATTCCAACCAGGAAAACTACCTTCTGATGCTTTAATCACATTAGACCAAGTTCCATACAATTCTTGAGAACAAACTTCTTCAGTTTCTTTCATTCGAGAAATAAGAACTAACTTGGACGGCAACATACGCATGAGAGATGTATTCACATCATTTTCACGAATATGCTTAATGAGATCACGGCCTTGAATCTTTGCACTGTAAACAAAAGCAATATCCTTTTCAGGACACTTGTAAACATTCGCATCATCAAGAGGTATTTCAACATACCAACTTCCACGAGACATCTTTAACATACGATATCCTTCAACCAAATTGTGCTTAGGAATAGCCACAACGCCATTCGTCAACACACAACACAGACTTTTGGATATGTGTTCAGCTCCATGGACTTCACTGAAGAAAATATTCTTCTCAGTCAATTTAACTATTTGATCCAACGTAGAAGTGCCTTTTTCGAGTTTACCAAAAGAATTACCCACCCATTCACAAGGGAGAGAATCTCGTTTCTTAATATCATCAAGACCATTAGGTCGGAGAAGACTTTCGGATTGAGAATCATGATAAAAATCCTTTAGTAATTTCAAAACTTTCAAAGCAACAACAAGGGAAACACCTGCAGCTAAACCATAACCAAGCATACGCCCATATTTCTTACGAGCAAGCTTAACAGTTTCTGGTAACGCATCACGGCGTCTAAGAATTTCTTCCATAACAGCTGCATGTGCAATTTCCATCCGTTTGCGATATGCCACCAAGGAAAAGATAAACAACCAAGTAGCACAAAACGCACCCAAAAGGTGAGCCATACGGGTTCCAACGAAATAGGAATAAAACGCAATACCAGCACCTAAAACAAATGGTGCTAGAACGCGAGCCCTAATGGCCTCCATGGAAGTGTGTTCATACTGTTGATGAAATAACACTCGCATTAAGCCTTGCAAAACCTTGCCATCAAAAGCCTCCAATGGTATATATGTCGTCATATCAAATAGACTATCATAATACATTTGTCGGTAATTTGAGATCAACCAAGTAGTAGACACGTTCAAAATATTTTTCTCGATATCAAAAAACAAATCGAAAAATTTAGTACGGGTCGTAGTGTAATATTTCCATATAACACTAGCTAAGTGGTAAGTTGAATACTCAAGCAATCCATGACTCTCCAAAATAGGAGGGAGGACAGCAATGGTTCCTTTTTCAGGAACTTTCAACTTAAAGGCATTGCAAAAAGCTTTACTTTTCTTACAGCCACAATCACAAGGAACGAAATCAATATCCATACGTCGACTTACGTCAACAGTACTTTTTTGAGTCTCATAAAATTTACGAGCCTGGTCACACGTCGCATCGAGAGCATCGAATATGCTCAATTTTGCGGGTCTACCAGTTTTCTTGTCCTTAACGATAGGCATGAAAGAAACCATGGGGAAACTCTTCTTTACATTGGAAGATTTCACGCGGGCACTTGATTGAAACGGTTTAGTCAACTGTATTTCCCAAAGATCGGGCATGGTGGAAAAAATATAATCACCTTCCTCATTCTTCGGGAGAGTCAATTTAACACGTTCGGTATCAATTTCATTTTGCCTCACACCATCAACATAACGGGAGAATTCATCACGCACTTCAGCGCGAATATAAATATCACCACGTCGATAACGTGAATAGGGGCAAACGGACATCTCAGATAACATAGTTTCATTATTGGTATTGACGATCAACACTTTTGGTTGCACAGGAACTCGTCCTTTTTCTTCAACACCAGCTTTAGGCGCGTACAAAATCTGATTATTTTTGATCATAATTTGTTTCGAGCCCTCGTCTTCTGTCATATACTTTGGATCAGTATTTCCGAAATCATCGAGAATGGCAATTTGGGTATAACCCTTATAGCCGGTCCAAAATTTATCATTACCTTGAATTACACACTGGTAACGAGCAGAAGATTTGAAACCAAATCGAGCACCCAACTCACGACCAAACAATTGCGTTAGCGTAGTCTTTCCAATATTGGAATCACCTATTAAAACAGGTGCGTAGGGTGCTTCGCGGGTTCCACAAGCAATCTGAGATTCACAAACAGTATCCATCCATCGAATTACTTGTTCGCGTTTGCGTTCAAGCAATGTATGTCCCATTCCTTTGGTAGTCATGGCAACGAGTCCGATTTTCCGTTCAAGAGCCCACAAAGCACCTTCCAAATCTTGGGAGTTCATTTTGTAGAGCAATTCTAGATTACCAGTGTTGACATGATTTACCATCGGTCCTAACCGTGCGTACTCTTCCTCAATTTCATAAGCAGCCTTGTCATCAAAAAGAAAAGGCTTGAGTGATTTATTTGCAAATGCATATATACCACTTTCAGTGAGATAAGTAACTAACTTGACGACAGCGTCAAGTGCATCAGTAGCGGACATCGATTCCCTACGAGTATCCATGGAAAATAATTTAATATTACCAAGTGATACATCGTAAGTGTCTCCTTTTAACAATCCAAAAGCGACCAAAGTACATAAAAACTCGTGAAAACGAGTGTATGCAGGTCCATTTTTGAAAAGTGTCCAATTCGCATTCATAGAACGAAGGGAGTGGATAACGTCATCAGTTTTCATACTGTGACTTTCCAACTTTTGGTAGTCCTCTAAAGGAACACCAACAGTGCCATTCAATTCCATCAATTTATACCAAATCTCCATGATGTGACTTTCATTTCCAGCAAATTCAGAATTAACGAACTGCATAACAGAAGAAATCACACCAATGCTATTGGCAGAATTGTAAACAGAAACACAAC